TGATTGAACATACTGTTACCAACATTAATATCCATCTGCCTTTGCTGCTGTGCTTGTTGCTGTGCATTGTAACGATCTACTGAGTCTTGCTGTGCAAATGCCTGAGCAAATCCAGTACCATCAGGAGACATCATGCCACCACCAGTGAACCCTAGAGCATCTCCGCTAGACATTAGACCAGTTCGACCAGAGCCAAACATAGAACCACCTAGTGCTAGTGCTTCAGCATTACGACTACCAGCACCCATCTCACGCTGTTGGTTGTAGAACTGATTAGCTAATTGACCATAGTCACCACCAGCAGCAGTGTAGGCTTGTTGTCCTAGTCCCTGCATCTGGTTCTGTGCTTGTTGGTATCGAGGATCTAGTGAGAAACTAGCCTGACCATTGTTAAACTGAGAAGAGCCTAGTCCAGAGGTAACACCATATGGTTTATATGTACCCCCTTCGTATGCTTTGTTAGCTGCATCTATCTGCATTTGAGAAGCTTGTTGAGCACCTTGTGATGCTGCATTAGCTCCTTTGTTACCTAATAACCCACCTATTAACGATGGTGCTACTGCTGCTGCTATTTGTCCCCACATAATATTATTCCTTATTACCTAGTAAATTAGTTGTGATTGTCATAGTGTTTCCTTATGGCCCGTTACTGAATGAAGTGAAATGATTAGATGGATTGTACATCCAAGAAGCAGCAGCACCGCCTCCACCTCCACCAGAAGCAAAAGATCCTGTACCAGAAGAAGCACCACTACCGCTAGAACCAACAGATCCACCAGAAGCACCAGCACTACCAGCACCTTCACTGTGAGAAGAACCTGCGCCCCCTCCACCACCTGATGTAAGACTAGCTGACCCTCCTGCTGATCCTAGACGGCCTTCACTGCCTGATCCTCTTGAGCCACCAGCACCATAAGGTGCTCCTCCTCCACCTCCACCACCACCAGCGTAGTAGTTAGAGTAGGAAGGGAAGCCAGAACCGCCACCACCTGAGCCACCGCCTCCACCACCGCCACCGCCTCCAGCGAGTACGTCAGCTATTCTATAAACATATAAAGGACACTCGACATGAATAGCATTTCCTCCAGATTGTCCTGCTGTACCTGCTGCCCCTGCGCTACCCCCACTACCACTTGTACCGCCATTACCACCATTACCGCCTCTACCTAGTATCCTGCCTCTATTTTCAATTATAAGATTACCACCATACCCTGTGCCTGTTTTTATGGCATAAGTAGAGGTACTAGATGCAATAATAATAGCACCTGATGGTACAATAACTCTTACATTGTTAGTTTTATCAAGACCTAGATTATCAAAATCTTGATCGGTATGTGTACCTGAGCTATAGGTGTATACATATTCCCATTGATAAGAAGTTTGCCAAGTACCACTCACTTTAGTATATGCTTTAAGGACACGTTGCCATGTACCACCTACTTTAGCGTAGGGATGAGAGTCTTGCCATGTGCCTGATACTTTAGATTTAATACTCAAACCAAATGTCTCCGTTTGCTCCATCACTGGAAGAAGGAGCAGAGTTATTTACATATAAACTACGACCAGTAGTTAATGATCCTCCGTCAATCACTACGCCATTAATACCTAGAGTGACTGTAGGAATACCAGCAACACCAGCAGCTACAGCAGTAGTTGTGTAAGCTGTTGTAGCTATCTGTGTACTGTTAGTTACTGCTGAAGCAGTAGGTGCAGTAGGAGCACCAGTTAAAGCTGTGTTGTTTGAGTTAGCCTTAGTAGCTATTGCTGTAGCTAAGGAATTAAATTCATCATCTATCTCTGCACCTTTAACACGCTTGAGAGCATTACCTGCTGACAAGGAATCTTTAGTTGCAAAGTTTGTGGACTTTGTATAGTTACTCATTATATGACCCTGCCTGTTTTAATATATAAATCAAATTTCTGAATAGAAACTTCATTGCCACTAATTTCTGTTTCAAAACCTAACTGAACTACTGAGCCACTACCTCCAATGGAGAGCTTAACTCGATCAGTACCTCCACCACCTGTATACTCAGCAATGTTATACTCACCAACATTGTATTCAGATAGCGCAGTCTGTTTAACTGTGGCATTGTAAGACCTGTACTCATCTGAGTAATCAATGCCAGCTTTAACTGTAAACGCCTGACCAGAACCACCTATCAATGTAATGCCTACACTCTTCAATATCTTAGTAGTAGTAGGTTGCTCAAAGTCAAAGTAGTTTGTGTAGTAGAGCATACGATATAGCTCACCACCATCAAGATACCCAGTGTATTCAGCTATTCCCGTAGTTTGACCAAACAATAGACTACCATCAGTAGTACTTATCATTCCTCTATGAGATAGTCCTGCCCATCGAGTAGTCCTTGCTGCTCCATTCTCTAGCTTACCTCTCATATCAAAGCAGTAGATCTGCTGGCTAGTAGGGAAACTTAATAAATAGAAAGCATGTTCTGGAGAGTATACACTCTTGATATTCTCAACAGGTTCTGTAGCTTCTAGTGCTGTAATCTCATCACGAACATTAACAGACAAGTCACCAATAGGAGCAGACTTCTCTTGTATTACTCGACTTAATGAACGTAGTCCTGATTTAGATAAGAATAGAATATCAGCACCTGTGTTCTGTACTGAGTCACGAGCAACACAACCTACACCATGTACAACTTCTACTAGTCTTAAATCTGTAGGTACTAAGTAGCTTTGATTATTACTTGTGTCTGAGTCCTGATAAATAACAATAGAGTTTTTACAGAAGATAACTAGGTAGCCGTTGAATGCAGCCAAGGAAGTGATAGAGTCTCCACCCTTAGTGAATGATGTAGCTATATCTAGGCTACCACTCGTACCACCTGTCCATCTAATACCACCACCATGATTAAGAACTAAGTCTGACCAGTACACAGTATGATTGTCACCTGTAATGTCAGCAGCCCATAACCTACCATAAGCAGACACCACTGCATTAGCTTGAGGTGGAGTTCCAGCAGCATTGGTAGCAGCGTCAATCCTTTGTAGAGCAGTACCTGACTCTCTTACTAATGGATGATGTCCTCTTTGGAACATGTACACTCTGTTACTTAAAGTAGCACACTGCCAGTTGTCTGCTGAGATAGCGGCAGAGTTTGTTATGTCTGATAGTGTAGCTAGACCTGAGTATACTTTGTTATCACCAAATGATATGAACTCTGATACCCCTGCGTTGTTTACAAACTCATGTAGTCCTTTAAGGTTAACAGCAGTACTCGCTGTAGTCCTGTCTATCCAACCTTCTCTAGATCCTAATCGTCCAGACTTATCAATGACGCAGTTCGTAGCTTCTAAGGCATAACCACTGGCTAAAGTAATACTACTTTCCTGTGTGTTTAAACCAAAAAACCCTGGGGCTGCAATTGATGTTGAGAGTAATTGCTTTGTCATTAGCTAGTCCAGATCAGTTCTTCGGGATGTTTGTTACCATCGAGTTGGATAGCATCATTCAGTAGTGCTCGTGCATTTGCGAATGCTGTGTTACCTGTCTGAGCATTATCTTCACCACGCTCTTCAATAGCTTTAGCATAGGCCAGCATAACTACTGGATGAGAAGGTACATTAAACTTATCAGCATCTGATTCAAGGTCTGCTGTTCTAGCAACCACGTTAAATCGTAATGTATAAACACCATCAGGCTTAGGATAAATATCTACTAGAGTATCTCCATCAGTACTAACACCATTAAAAGAATAGTTGGAAGGTGTTCCTGTTGCAACTGTTGCTGAAAGAAACTTGTCATCAAACCAAGCAGCAGATTGATACTGCATGAAAGCATTAGAGGTGACGTTGGTTACATAAAGAACACTAACATTATTCTGTGTACCATTTAACTCGTAGTTAAACACATCACTAGTGGTTGTAACAGTTAGAGATTGTCTGAGGGCTGACCAGTTCCAAGCTTCTTCTACTTCAAGTTTAGCATCATTAATAAACATTCCAATGAGTTCACTGTATTCAGTATCAGAGACTGATGTGACAGGACGCTCTCGTAAACGCTTTAGAACTTTGTTTACTGCATTTAAGTAATTCATATATTATACCATATTTTTAATCAAAAGTAAATAGACTACTATTTTAGTTTTAAACTACCTAACTTTCCTGAGACTAGTTTAGTTAACAAACCACGCATACCAAACTTAACAACGTACACACCAATGACTAAGTACTGATACCACTCTGGCATTACTGCAAATGATTCAAAGGCTGCTGTTACTTCTTCTTGATAACCAAGGAAAGAAGCTGCAATAGGAACTAGCAGAAGGGCAATCATTACCTCATCGAGCAGGGACTTATCCATCTGCTTCATTGCTACTAGATCTAAGTTAAAGTCCTGTGTCTGACCATCATCAGCTAGTTTGTTTGCTGCCCTAGCTCCTGCTGTCTTAACATCTGCGTCTGCTTGTATGCCTACAATAGCTGCTGCTGACTTAGCCTTGGCTACTTGGTTCTTACCTTCTAAGTAAGTGTTGCCTAGACTTGCTATAGGGCTGAGTAATCCTGAGAGCCATCCCATGTTAATCCCTCAACTCAAAGTGAGGCATGTCCTGCCAACTCTTCCACAGCCCACCCCATTTCAATTCATACCCTAGTTGTGCAGATGCTTGCAGCATAGCAGTGGCGATTGTGGTAAGGTGAAGCTTGTCCCAACTTGCCTTTCCGTCAACATAACCATACACATCAATGGCTTTCCCTGTTTGGTGATATGATTTGTTAGTTCGTCCATCACACTTAGATTTGCCAGAGGTATACAATGCAGCTTGGTCTTCAATGCTGCGAAGCCCACCAGAAGAGGGAATGCCAAAGTCAATAGGACTAAGCGTGATAGCGAGTTCTGCAATATCAATGAGTCGATCATCTATCCCTGCCATGTTGTTAATACTATTCTTTCCTAACTCAAAGCCCATCATATATCCCCATTAAAATATAACCAACAAGCTACAGCAGTAGCACCAATGATCCACATTATCTTCTTGATAACTGACTTACCTACAGCAAGGTAGAACCTTTCATAAGCTTTGTCTGCTGCTAACTCAGCTATCTCATTCTTCTCTGCTTGTGTTAACTCTCGATCATTCATTTACAAATTCCCTTTTATATAAATTAACATACCAACGAATGCTGCTAGGAAAAGAACAGTTAATAGTGTTACTAAAAACCCTGTCTCTACGTTACTCTTTATCTTCTTAGCTCTTACTCTTTG